AACCTCGCTGGTACGGTTTGTTTGATTGTATTACTATTTATCTGCCAAAGCAGAAGTAGTAATTTCTCGCAGTGTCAGCATTAAAACAGGCCACAGCATCACTGCATACTTACCGTAAGCAGGTGGCATGAGGCTTGAGATAAAGCCACTGTTGGCTTCTATGGCGGTTAATAAAGCACCGAGTATTGCTACCCAATAGGTGCGAGATTTGAGGCGTTGGATGATGGGGTTCATGATATTTAAAGATTAAGTTGTGAAGTATGTTCCAGTAATAACCAAGCTATTACCCCATGCGGAATTTGTTGGCAAGAATATAACGCCTGTACCTGTTGTAAAAATTAAAGCAGCAGAAGGGCTTGTTACTGTTCCAGCAATGGCGCTTACTGTACTTGGAAATAATGGTACAAATGGCAGTCCTGTGATAATACTTGTCGTGGCAGTCGTAGCAATAGTGGTTGCTTGAATTTGGATATTAAATGTTACAAGATTACCCATCTTGGTAAACTTAGCATTTTGAATTGTTACCGCACCTATAGTGGTAAATCCTGTAAGAATTGGAACCCATGTTCCTAATGGTACGCGCATATCTTCTGCACACAATTCACCGACATAAATAGTGGAAACAATTCCTTTCTTGATGTATCCAGTAATCTGATCCCCCCATCCAAAAAACACGCAGTTTTTAGCCGATACTCCAATACCCGGCAAACCATTCAAATTCTGGCCCGCTTGAATCCCGTAAAGTGCGTATTGATCCACACCTGACGGTAACGCATCGTAATTTTGAAATTCCCCCCCATCGACTACTGCACCTGCACCTCGTGTGACAATTCCACCGCCTAATGGGGCACCCACAAAATTGCACCCTTGATAAGTTGATGTTGCCCCAGCCTCAGTTAATGTTTCTCCAGAATAAGTGCCATAGTGTTGGCCGAATCGGTATGCCACTTCTTCAAAGTCTGTACCATTGACTGCAATCTGGCCTCGACCAGTGGTTCTAATCCCGGCATCACAAATTTCAATTGCACCGCCAGATACGCTATTGCCTGCGCTACCAGTATGTACATCAATATGAATCTGTGTTCTATCTGTAGTGTAGTTATTTCCAAATAAGAAACCACCTTGAATAGTTGTACCGTTTGCCCCTGCCCCGAGTATTATGCTGATAACTTGGGCGCCTTGCACATATACATTTTGATATGTGTGACACCATCCTAAATAATTATCAATCCCATTAATTGGCTGATAAATATGCACATTCGTCACTATCTGTGACTGCGTGATTCTATTAAATAAAATGCCACCGCACAATCTACTACAATTAAGGGTAATATCAGATATTACACCTCCAATAATAAAGTCAGTATTAATATCCCAAGTTCCTGCTGTGGGCTGATACCAAATAAGAAATGTGCGGGTTTGACCTCCAACAGTAGCTGAAGTAAATCCCGCTGTTGGTACAAAAACTGTTACACCAGCACCAGCACCAAAAAGACATTGTTTAGGTGTTCGTAACAATAACGGGCTAATAAGTCTGTAAATTCCGGGTGGAAAATAAACAGAGCTTCCAGCATCCATTGCTGCTTGGCAAGCTGTGGACACATTTGTAATTGTAGTCCAAGTATTTGTTTGGACTGCCTGTATTTCAGCGGAAGTCATGTAATCAAAAGCACTGATTTGAGCGCCTTGAATCATGGAATAACTAACTTTTGTTAAAGACATTATTTTCCTAAATTGTATAATTTAACGTAAACAACACATCAGCACCTGATATAGCTATATTACTTACAGTATTAAGTGTTACATTTCTTAAACTTGCAAGTGGATTTGCTCCAACAGAAATAATAGAAGTTACATTTCCTGCTGATGCGCCAGCGGTTCCAATAATGTACTTTGAAGCTGTAAAAGGAAGGCTAATTGAATTTAGTGCTGCATTAGTATTTATTGGATATTGGATATAGCATTCTGCAATTATTTGTCTTCCAATTCGAACATAGCGTGCAAAAATTATGGTGAGTGATAATCCTGCACCAGATTGATCCGTAGGAGTCCAAGTACCCTCCTCATACCAGTTCAGCAACTGACTCGTCATTCCTGCTGCTGGAGTATTGGCGGTGAAGTTGATGCCTTTGGCTGCTGTGCCAAAAGAAAGATTACCAAACCCCAATGCGGCATTACCAGTAGCACCAGCCACGGTAAATTTAAGAGCTGTGAATACAGGGTTGTATATATTGAAATCGCCGCAAGCATAAGACGCACTTCCAGCTAAACCACTACCCCTCGTTGACCCACTCATATAAAGTGCCGCTGCACCAGAGATAGTAGATGCTTGATAAATTACATAACTGGAATCATCAGAACCTCTAAACTGTCCAGCAGCACCTACTTGAAAGTTAAGTCCATCAACAGTCCTTCCAGCCGTAAGATCAGATACTGCTACCTTAACCGTTGCCCCACTTTGAACAATTGGAATTACCTCAGTACCAGCAAGTGGTACTGAAGCCCCTGTCAGTATGGATATTTTCTTGTTAGTCATTTAATGACTCTGAGTTGGGAGTAACACTGGATCAAACTTACAATTCCAGTAATCGCCAATAGCATGGGTAGTAGTTAAAGCAAATTTAATGTAAATACCTTGGGTCAACAATTGTGGTGAAGATGTAATTGGAACATTAGTGGCAACATATGTTGATCCGTTATCCAATGACCATTTGAAAGTATTTGGTAAAGTAGTTGCGTCAATTTCAACTCTTAGATTAACTTGCGCGCTTCCAGTAAACACAGTTAAGTTGGATATTGTCATGTCATTTACTGTAGATATCCCAGTCCAAACCACAGGCCCATATACAGGACTGAGTGACAATGTATTAACAATAGCACCGCCAACTCCAGCGGAGACTGTATTTCTTGCATTTAAAATACATCGAATGGCGGCGCTACCAATCTGTAAATCTTGGCCCGGAATGGACACTGTTGAATCTTCAAGTCTCCAAATTTTCGTTGGGTGATCAGAAACTACTTCAGAAATCTCACAGCCAGATAAAATAATACTATCGTCTGATTTAACGTAGTAGCTTGTACCGCCAGCATTTTGACCGGGGGTACAGCTTTTAATTACTAATCCACTAAGGGTGCAAGGGCCAATACTTGATGTAACTCGGTAATGCTGTACTGGAGGAGTGGCATTAATTACTGATTCAGAACCTAAATCTTGAAATATGTAGTCTTTAGCATCGCTAGTAACTTCAGCTACATTTATCCAGACATGGGCACTATTAGCACCCGAGGTCATACCTGTAAACCCACCTTTGAAATTCCAACCAGAAGACCCTAGTGCAGCATTAATATAAATTGCAGCACTGTCAGTAGTATTACCTTGATGTAAAAAACTTGGACTTACGATAGACCCAGAACCCCAATTTGACCCTGAAGTAAGAGAATCAACTGAAAGATCATCCGTTTTTGATGTGTAAAACGCATATTTAGCACCGCCGCCAATAATAAGAATATGCGGAGAAACAAGAGTATTTTCTTCTGAGGCAATAGAGTAAATACCCGCTGCTGTAAACCAACCCCCAACTAAAAAATTAGCCAAGTAATGTCTGCCTGAAGATGCTGCACCTGTAGTACGGCCTAAACACAAGCCCGTTTTAGGTGAAATTGTTTGATCTCCCCAAAGACAAATATTATCCAATCCACAAAATGCCGATCCTTTCATACTGACAATTGCTGCACCAGTATGTTTACCAATAATGCAAGAACCAATAACATTGGTGTTAGAAACCAATCCTCTACGAACAACACCTTTAAGCGTAATAGATTGAGGAATATAAATTGTCGAGGTTGTAAGATAATTTCCTTTTGAAAAAAACACTTCACCACCACCATAAGTTACTAATGAGATAGATGCAATTGCAGCTTGAATCGCAGCAGTATCATCAGTTACCCCATCACCCACCGCACCAAAGTCTTTAACACTCACACTCTCACGCAGCTTAGTCTGCACGGTGGTGGCTACGGCTCCTGTGCCTGCTGGTTGGTAGGTGACAAGATTAGATGCAGTGACACCAGTAGATAGTGTCTGGGCAGTAGTGAACTTAACCAGTGCGCCCACATGGAGGCCAGAGGTGAACGTGACCACTGTTGAGCTGGTTTCAACATAGCTGTATGTCGCACCGTCAATCTGGTTCACACCGTCAACAAAAACACTGAGGTTGTTTGTACCCGGCTGGTACTGCATCGTGGTCAGCGTAAACACGGTCTGGCTGGCTGTGACTGTCTGCACCTCAGTCTCGGTCAGGAAGTTGACAAAGTTGGAGTTGATACCAACGATATTGTCGTAAGTACCGATCAGCACATCGGTAGAGGTCTTCAGGACAAACTTGTACTGCAACCCGTCAGTCAGCCAAATCTCACCACCGGGTACACGACCACCCGAGTCAAGGACGATGGGGTTAGAGTGTGCTGTGGAACCAGCAGCACTGGTGTAAGTGACTTGTGGGGTAGTTGTACCAGCCACATAGCTGTACATCTTGCCACCCGAGAGGGGGTTGCCATTGTTGTCGAAGAATTGACCAGCGACACCGCCGACAGGGGAAAGAAGGACAGCCATTTATTGCTCCAGATTAGTCGTAAACAATCGTAAATTCAGCAGCTGTACCGCCAAGTACGATGTACAGACCCTTATTGAAAAAGATTCCTGCTGGGAAACTCAGGTACTGAGAGCCAGCCGCTACGGTGATTGTATTGGAAATCTTACCGTTGCTGGTACTTCCAGCGCCTGTATCGTAAACAGTCAGAGTGCCGCTAGAACTAGCTGACACAAAGATTCCAAACAGTTTGCCAGCGCCCACCTTGACTTGGGTGGTAGCTGCGAGTTGCATATAGTTTGCCATGATTAATCCGTAAAGTTCTTGATGAGCACGCCTTCAAAGATAGTGCCGATACCTAAACCCGCACCACTCGATTTAAATTGAAACTGCACATCCGTCTTTTCCGTAAAGGTCAGTGGGAAATTAGAAGCAAACTCAAACGTGTTTAAGAATGGAGCTTGCGACACAATGTACTTTGTACCAGCAGGGGAAAGCGTTTGAGCGCGGAACGTAGCATAGACACCCGATGTGACAGAGGTGGATGACCATGCCCCAATGTGGTTCCCATACAGCGTGTAGCCAGCAGGAACCGTGTAAATGGACATATTGCTCTGACCTGGGTCCACAGCGATCTGACCGTAAGTGACGCCACCGTTCTTGGCAGTAATCACACCAACTGGGTTAACGCTATCTGGCAGCACATCGAGTTGATTTACACGGAAAAACAAAGCAGTTGTGACAACAGGGGTTGTGCCTGTCAGCGTCACAGTCTCGCTGATTCGGTGGTAGTTGGCATCCAAGCCAAACACAATGATCTGCACAGCAGTATCGGACGCAGAGGTGCTGACGATGCTCATAGCAACAGCGGAGGCTGGGTAAGTGTAGGCAGCAGTGTTCTCCCATGCAGGAATAAACGCTGCATTGGTGATGCTGGCACTGTAGCCAAACAGGAACACGGACTGGTGTCCGGGAATTTGACCCCGACCAACCTGAAGATCAAACTGTTCGGTTTTACCGTACTGTGTTTGTGAAACGTACTTGGTGCTCATGATAGAAACCTTAATTTATAGAGGGTCGAGAGATAAAGTTCAACAATACCGTCAATCAGATTCTGCAACGGCGTGTCCGTTTTATCAACCATCTCGTAGCGGCATTTCTCAATTTCCTCAAGCTGACCCTGAAGAAACTCGGTGACATTGGTGGTCTTTTTAGCAGAGACAAGGGAAATAGGCCCGATTAGACCATGCCGCCCTTGATAGGCTTCAGCAAACCCATCGGCTAGGTCAATGATGTCATCGTAAAAATGACGCAGGGCTTTGTGCTTTGAGTAAGACCGGGTATTCAGGTGAACGGAATGGGTTACATCCCGTGCCAAGAACAACATTCCGATGAAGTCAGCGCATTTCATTGAGGCATCTCCTGCATTGGTGGTTGCATTTGTTCAGGCATCTGTTCTGTCATCTCACCCATGTTCTCTTCAGGTGACTCACGCATCTCAGGCATACCACTCATCATGTTGTTGGACTCCATAGCCGCTGCAACCACACCCATCGCAATATCCTGAATCTGCTCTTCGCTCATGCCAGCCTGTACTGCTGAGATACGCTTGGTCTCAGCATCAAACATCTTGATCTGATTGGCCTGCTCTTTGATCTCCATGTCACGCACTTCCATCGACTTGCTGACATTCTGGAGCATCTGGTGCATCTGTTCCATCTCTTTACCCATCGCTTCCATCTGCTGATTGGCAGCTTGGAGGGCTGGATCATCTTGGTCAGACAGCAGTTTGGGGTCAATGGTCTTGGCAAAGCGTGCCGACATCTCTTGTGCACCGGGCCAGTCCATATTCTTGATGAACAGGTCACCAGCAACAGCCCAGAGTTCAGGATTACCCTGAAGCAATTGGCTCATGGCTTCCAAAGACTCTTGGCGCTTGGTCATGTAACCGGGGCCAGTGGTGACGCACACATCGTACTTGCCAACACCGAGGTTATAGATTTTCTCAATTACGATACCGTCTTGATTGATGATCTTGTTGACTGGTTCAGCTTGGTCAGGGTTTGTCTTGACCATTGTGGATGTACCGTCTTCGCCAATGATTCGGGCAACACGCTCGGTGTCGTAAATCTTGGGAATCATGTCCACGCACTGACGAGTGATGTAACGAACAGCACGGGCCAAGTTGTCAACGAAGTGATAAGTGCCTGTGTCGCCCTGCTTCTCACGGGCCAGAATCGCTTTACCTGAACGCTCGTTGCTGGTGGCTCCAAGACTTGAGTCATACTGACCCGTAGTGCTCTTGATGTCATCAGAGGCTCCAGCCTTAGCCTGAAGCAGTCCAGACGAGGCCATAGGGGGCTGCGCACGCTGTGGCAAGGGCAATGTAGCACCAGCACCGTCTGTAACGTCTGGGTTGACCTCAAGGTAGGGCCAGTTGGTCGTATTCGCTGTCTTCCACTGGTTCTCGTAGCCTTCAAACTGACCACCGTAGCCAATAAAGGGAGCTTTGGGGGCCAAGGCAAGCATCTCAGCTTCTTGGCTCACCCAGTAGTTGTACATCCGTTGAGCGTCTTTGGCGTTACGAACCAAGCCAGAAACGAACAGTTTACCGTCCACCTCGAACCCATTTCCGACCACACGCACCACAGGAATCCACTTACCAGCCCAATCCTGCTCTTCCAGCATCTCGTAGCCATTGGTTTTGCACCATTTGACCTTCTTGATGTCCACATCGCGGGTACGCTTCGGTTTGCCGTAAATCTGCTTGAGATTCTTGTCTTCAGGTGAGCCATCCACAGCAGTAATGTTGCCTGTGTACAGATTCAGCTTCTCTTTGCTGTGCTCGTAGTAGAAATACTCAGCGATACGCACGGTATCCTCACTCACCCACTGTGCCAGCGACTGATCGCCAACACCAAGGGAGTTCAGTGATGAAATAGGCACTGCATCAGGGAACATACGGGAATAATCAGCCTTCAGCACGTCTTCAGTGATGAAACACCATGCAGCATCAGAGCCGCAGGGGTCTTGGATCATCGGGTCCATGTAAACGCTGAAGGAATTGCGAATCCGACCAATCTTAATGTCCTGATCGAAGGAATCGTCAGTGCAATACTCGGTCAAAAGACGAATATAGCCCTCACCATAGGCCACTTGGTTCTCACAGGCCGTATCATAGGCAACATCAGCATCGGAGATGTACTCAATATGACGAACCATGCCATCAAAGATTTCAGCAACGGCTACATCAGCCTTGTCATCGGCAGGGATTACCTTGCCACTGGGACGGTTCTGACGCTGGTCGTTGATAACTTGACGGACGTGCTGAGGCAGCTTGTTGATAGTGAGGCAAGGGCGTGCATTGATGGTCTGACCTTGAACAGCGCCACGGGTAGCCAAGACATCAGCAGGCCATTGCCAATGGTTATCAGGAGAGCCTGCAAAGAATCGCAAGTCATCCAACTCATCTTCACGAGACTCGGACAGCGCTGAGATCGCCATCGTCAAACGTGACCGCATGGTGGTCAGAATGTCTGCTTTATCACCAGACTTGACGCTACCAGCAGCGACCTTCGCCACATCGTACATTGAAGAGTTATTCATTGAAGATTCCAATTACGTCTTTTTCACGCATCATCAGGTAGTCATTACCCTCGTGAGTAACCTTCTGACCCGAGTGTTCACCGAACAGCACATTGTCACCTACTGTAACATCAGTGGCCTTTTTGCCAGCAGCAACGATGATGCCAGAGTACATTTTGCTCTCAGGCAGTAGGATAAGTCCCTGTTTGGCAACATTTTGCTTAATCAGGATGCAATCGCTCAGTGGAACAAGATTCATTTTTTCTTCGGTGTTGGTTTAGCGGCTTCGCGCTTGACTGAATACGCTATGGCAACTGCTTGCTTCACGGGTTTGCCGGATTTTACTTCAGCAGCCACATTTTTACGAAATGCAGCGGGGCTGGCAGATTTTTTAAGTGGCATTATGACCCCATCCATGAAGTGGTTGCGCTGCCAGATTGTGCATTTACCCGGCGTGTAGTTGCTTGATTGTAATCCCGATGAGCCACCGGGAACGCAAATGTTACGCAAAGAGCATCGGCAGCATCCGGCGAGGCCAGTCCACGGGCCTTCATCTCCTTCTTACTCTCCAGCAAAATAGACCCACTGGAGTTCGTTTTCCGCATGGGGCCAGTCAGGTCTGCCTTCAGTTGTCGGTCAGTCGGTATGCTGGCAGTCTTGAGCCAGTCCTTCATCGCACCCCACATCTCAGCCCATTTGTTCTGGTACATCACAGGACTCTTGGCCTTCCACCCGAAGTTCACCCCTCGCACCTTGTAACGCTGCTCAGTCAACCGATCCAATATCCCGTAGCCCAGCCCACCCTCGTCAATGATGGTCATGGTAGGCTTGTACTCCTCTATGGCATCAATGACGTGACCTACCACGCTCATGGTGTCCTCACCCTTGAACCGCTTGATTGCCACGATGTCACGACCCTGACGCACCAGTATCACCGTACTGTCCATACCTCCACGGGCCGGGTCAACGCCAATAACAATAGGGGCAGTCAAGTCTTTATACTTCGCCCGTTTAAACGCATCCTCAACCGTCACAGGCGAGATGAACTGGTCTTCACCCGAGGCCGGAAACTCACCGTACACCTCGACACGGGCCTGTATGGAGTCTTCCCCGTACTCCGCAATGATCTGGTCATAGATCGACTTGTCCGTGCCTTCTACGGTACGCGCATCAATGATGCTACCGTTCCAAAACTCCCGCTTCCCGTTAAACGTTTCAAAGAAGTACCCGTTGTTTCGCCGGGGATTACTAAACGCAAACCAGTACCGATCCAGAATCTTCTCGGTAAAGAATCCAGCAGCAACGCTCCAAATCCCATCAGGGATACCCGATGCCTCATCGAAGATCACCATCATCCCATCCATGTTGTGCACACCCGCATAACTGTCTGGGTTCTCTTCACTCCACAGCTTCCCCTCAGCAGCCCAATACCGGGTACCCTTTTTAAGGTCACGCTCCACAAGGTCAGTCAACCACTGTGCAGGAACGAGTTTGGTCGCGCTCACCTCCCACCAGTGAGCATTGATACTCATCGTGGCCCACTTGGTCAACTCACCCCAAGTAACCGTGCGTAACTGGTTCTCACTGTTAGCCGAGATAATCACAGTTGACCCGATGCGGGTGGACAGCATCCACAAGATCAGCCAGCTAACCAGTGCTGACTTCCCGATCCCCCGACCACTAGATACAGCAGCCCTCAACGCCTCCATGTCCAGTTGCCCACGATTAGCCTTGATATGTGCACTCACCGAACGGAGTATCTTCCGCTGC